GACAAACTTGTGGACAAGAGATCTTGGCGCCCATTTCCTGCAATCGAACACCAAATAAAAATGCTCGCCGTTTGTCCTCTGGCCTTCAAAAACTTTGCTGTGTATTGTAGAAAGGCGCTTGTTACTTGGTATTGATATCATTTCATTGGGTATCATTTTGCAGATGTCACTACAAAATTTCTCAATTGGCTGCTGCTGCTTCTTTGTTGCTATGTCCATAACAAAAATTTCTCTCCTGCCCCCTCTTTGTTTCTTATCAACAACGTGAAAAGTTGCATTATCTAATGATGGGTCTTTCAAGATCTCTCTATAACTCTCATTGAGTTTGTCAATCACTTTCTTTTTCTTGTCCTGGGATTCCTCAGAGCAAATTATTTCAGCCAACCTCTTGCCGTAGTCAGGATTCCTTTCTAAGTAATCCTTATACACAACATAATAACCCTTTGTTCCGAAGAATTCAGTCCCGTCCCCACGAAGGCCTTTTGTATTAGCAAATTCGTCCCACGGCTCATTGAGTATCTTGTCCCATTTATTTTGCAGCATTGATTTACTGTTATTGTTGGCAAGGTAATCTGACATGAATTTTCCAATGGTTACACAAAATTTTGGATCGTATTTAAAGTCGCTGGAATGCAGATTAACATAATATTCCTCAAAGCTCGGGTATTCATCGATAGTGACATCTAGCTTACCGTCAAACACATCTGTGTCGAGATCTGTGAAGACCTTATGTGTTTCGAGCATGTCCCTAAAATTGGCATATTGTTCCAAAACCTGAGTGGTGGGGGCTTTAGACATTAAGTAGGTGCTGTACACTGAATTTGCCAAATCGTGCACCGTGTGCATTTTATGCCCATTAAATATGTGCCTCAGTCCAACCTCCTTCAGCGCATTTTGGAAATTCCCCTGATGCATGTCGTGCAAATTTTTCAACTTTACAGCAAATTCAGCAAAGTTTCTGCTTATACAATCTCTGACATAAGACTGCAAGCAATCATAATTAAAACCAGCTAGCTCCTTAAGTATATCCGAAACATTAGAAAATATTGAAAGACAATTCATTGTGATATACCGGAGGTTGTGTAAAAAAGCCTCTGTCTTTCTCCTGTTATGGTATGAAAGTATGACATTGAAGAAGCACTTGTCAATTGCATCGCCGAAGTTGCCGCCATCATTATTTAGAGTGATAAAGCCGGCAATCCTACTCACAAATGTAATGCCATCACAAAGTGCTGTTTCATGCATGTTCATCCATGGGGTCACTAAGCACAATTTTCCGCCCACATCAACCCTCCTGAAACTAGATTGCAGTGACATGGGGAAGTGCATGTCTGTGTTTGATTCAAAGGTTGGGTAGATGAGCCTAAAAAGCCTAGACCTCTTTGTTCCAAAGATCTTTTTGCCGCCTTTTACTATTAATATTACGTCATCATAACCCAAATTGTCGATGCAAAAATTGTCACCGCCAGTCGGAGTTTGTGACAGGAACATCAACGTATGGCAGAGGCGGGAGACAAAGGCTGCAGAGTGGTAAAGGAAAGTCCCCATCAAATATTTTTTAAAGCCTGAGTTATCTGAGACGTGCTTGCTTTTCAAATCCATAAGCATCTTGGAGTCAGCAGCAACGTAATCAGAATAATATTCATCGGGGCAATTGACGCCTGATTGACTGAGTAGGGCGTTTTTCAGGTTGTTGTAACACATCTCAGACCAGTCGAAGTTTATATGATCACCAACACCTTTGAAAACAGAAGTTGTGCCTTTCTTTTTGAAATGCTGCATTTCAAACTCGAAGGAGTCATGCATTTCTGATTTTCCGCTGGTGGGTAGCCTTATTAAGCTGTATTCTTTTTTAACTTTACCGGTTTCAGCCCTGAGCTGCTTGTTCAGCCTTGCCAATTCTGATATTAACTCAGGACCACCAGGCACTTGATTCAGTTTTGGGAATGTTCTAGAATTTGTTTTCCTCATATGATCTTTTTGCAAAGAGTTGGCTGCCCTGCCTACCTCAGCCAATTTTCTCCTGACAGAACTGTTGACATCAACAGCAAGTTTGTTTCCCCCGAAAGTGAAACTGTCGTCATTCGCTATTTGCAAAATCCTACTGGTTAATGGTCCCATGTTTATATTGCAAAGCTGGGCCAGCAGACTAGGTTTTGACTTATAGTCAGAGTAGCTCTCCGAAGATACTTTGTAGACTGGATAAAGAAACGGAGGCTTTGCGTGGGTTATCTTGACGGTCTCTGCCCCATGATTTATTTCCGCCATCCTGGACTTGTAACCATCCACAGCATCCATTATCAATCCTTTGTTTATCCTCATAGATGAAAATGGCCTTGGGGTCAAGCCACTCAAGTGCCTGTTCAGAGCTTCTATGTTGGCATGTTCAGAGTCCATTTCTGTTATGGACTTGATAAGTTTTGATTCATAAGAATCATCCAGGTACTTGAAGTTGCCAAATAATGCTTCAGAGTAAGCACCCCTGAACTTGTCAAGGTCCAAGTCTACAGATGGTGCCAAGAAAGAAGTGGGGTGATATGCATAAAACGGATGCAAATTAAGCTGAATCAGCCTTTTACTATCCGGCACCAATTGGAAATACTCAAGTTCAGCTTTGGGCACCGGGTTAACAACACCAGAAACCCTGTACTTCAACATCAAACAGATTGAATCAAAATTTTCCGATAGTAGCATGTTGCGCCACATTTCCAAAGGAACAGCATTATGATTGTCTTTGAAATTGAATGAACCTTTTGACATGTCATAATGCAGATCAGCATACCCTGACTTGTTTGCATTTTCAATCTGTTCAAGTTTTATGAGTAACTTATGCTTATTCCTAGACAATTTATCGTAAACAAACATGTTGACTTTGACAACCTCATATTTTTTTGTGAACCATTCCTTTTCCGGGTCCACCCATCCAATCCAACCTAGACTGCAGTCTGAACCCAGTACGAAACTCCTGTTGAAAAGGTGGCCAAAATAGATCCCAAAAAGCTTGTTGAAATGCTGTGAACATGTACAATATTCTCTTTTAACAAAATCCAGGCCAGTGTAGTCCACTTTGCCAGTTCTGCCCATGAATGCTGAGCATTTTTCTAGTTGGAGTTTATAATCATCATTTGTGTGGTCATGCATGTCAAAAACAATGACGACATACTCCACGTTGATACCATTGAATCGTAAGATCTTTATCTCAGACTCATATTTGGGTTCATAACCTAGACTTGAAATACCTTTGCCTTTAGCTGCTTTTTCAACATCACTAGTTGCAGTGACTTCAATTATGAGGTATTTATTTTCACCTGCTTTGACTATGAAATCAGGAGTTCGATCTGATTCAATAGAGAAAACATCTGAGAACTTGCAGTCTGTTTGCCTTGCGTCTATGGACAGCGCCTCAGCACACATCATTGACAGGTTCTCATGTCGGCTCCTGAGGAATATGTCTGCACAGAATATTCCTTCTACACCACTTAATCTTTCATTTTTCTGCAGGTAGCACATGGTGTAGACAGGGTTTCTAATGGTGTTTAGCTTGCATTCGAGCTTCTGCATTTTTGGGAATAGACCGAGGCAGTAAACTGCCCTTGGCAAAAGTTTATCAGGATCTTCTTCGGGGTCTTGAAAAAAACACCTAGGGCAGCATGCGAAGTCGGTTATTGAATCCTCAATTGCTTCAAAGTCAATCCTAACTTCTTCCTCCAGCTCATTTTCATCAAACTCCACATCAGCCCAGGAGATTTTGCTGGCTGGAAGCTCAGGCAGCTCGGACACTAGGAAATCTTTCTCTATGTCCATGTACTCTTTTTGCACTTCAGTATAATCCTCCTGTTCTTCATCTTCTTCATCCCCTTCACCATCTTCAGCTCCTTCATTTTCGGCATCACCGTCATCCATCTCAGAAGGTTCAGGATTGTCATCATCAACATTTGCAACTTCGTTAGAAATGCAGGGGTCTTCAGGTTCAAGATCATCAGATTTCTCTGGGTTATCTCCGATGTTCGGATCAGATGCCAATTTGTCATTAACATCTGAAGGAGCCTCAACACCCAAGGCAGGTAGACTTTCGAGGTAAATGTCCAGTGGGCTTTTGGAGCATTCCCCTACCTCAAAATCAGTTTCAGGCTCGTCATCACTGCATTGTTCTAAAGGTGGCATCATGTCTTCCTCATCATTTTCAGTTTCGTAAATCAGATGTCTGATTCCATCAAGAAAACAATCACAAGGTGTCTGGTAACAATCAAGGCAGACATTGTTGTGTTTGTTGGCACGTTCAAACCTAATTTGTGCAATCTCCATGCTAACACATTCTGAGCCACATATTTCACAAAAAGTAAAAACCCCTATTCCACAATTAAAACAATAATGAGTAGGCATGATATCATTTTCCAACAAACATTCAGTATATTCATTGAATAGTTCAGTAAGGCTTGGTGAATGTTGCTCACCCTCAGGCTTGGGCAATCCGCACAGTGTGCAGATCCCGTCCAGACCGTAAGTGCACTCATCACAAGTAGTATGTTCATCCATTTGAAGATATTACTTAAAAGAGAT